AGGAACCCACATGGCACAACAGATCATCAACACCGGTAACACAACAAATGATGGCACCGGCGAGTCATTACGCGATGCATTTACCGCAGTAAATGAAAATTTTTCCGAAATATATGCAGCAGGACCTGTAGATAGTAATGTGGTGATCTCCGGAAACACCATTGGTGTGATTGGGACAAATAACAATTTGGTACTGGCAGGCAATGGTGTTGGCAACATTCAGGCCAACAGCACAATTGTGCCCGGCATTGATGCGGTGTATGATATCGGTACCGCCAATGTTCGATTCGATACAGTTTACTCAACATATTTTGTAGGTAACGGATCTCAACTGACTGGCATCTCTGCCGGTGGCGGCGGAACATCAATTATCAACGGCAACAGCAATGTGAGTGTAGCGGCCAATAGCAATGTTTCCGTGGGCGTGGGTGGTGTTAGCAATATAGCAGTTTTTACTCCGGCTAATATTGTTGTCAAAGCCAACATAATTCCAACAGCTAATATCACCTATAATCTAGGTAGCCCAACTGCTGCATTTAACGATCTTTATCTTTCAAACAATTCTCTTTTCTTAGGCAACGCCAGTATCAGTGCCAACAGTACCAGCATTGTTTTTGTAAATGAATCAGGACAGACTTCAGTGATATCCGGCGCCGGAACTCTTACTCCATACGGCAATGCCAACGTGGCTGCCAACTTGGCAGCATTTGGCACTAATCCTGTATCAACCACAGGCAATATCACTGGCAACTACTTTGTTGGCAATGGATCACAACTTACCGGTCTTGCAGCCGCATATGGCAATGCCAATGTGGTGGCCAACTTGGCAGCACTTGGAACCAATCCAGTATCCACCACCGGCAACATCACAGGTGGCAATCTCTCAGGCACCAGTATCGCGGGTGCCCTGACCACAGCAGCACAGACCAATGTTACCTCAGTGGGCACATTGACTAGTCTAGCAGTGACTGGTAACATCACTGGTGGTAATGTGTTAGGCGGCGCCAACGTGAATGCTACCACACATACAGGTACCACAGTTTCAGTCAGTGCCAATGTCACCGGCGGCAATGTATTGACAGGTGGTGTGATAAGTGCAACAGGTAATATAACCGGTGGCAACCTCAGCGGCGCCAGTATTGCGGGTACCCTGACCACAGCAGCACAGACCAATATAACCTCAGTGGGTACGTTGGGCACCGTAGCGGTAACCGGCAACATCTCTGGTGGTAATATATTAACTGCTGGCATTGTATCATCAACCGGTAATGTAACCGGCAATTTCTTTATTGGCAATGGATCTCAGCTGACAGGTATTGCTGCCAGTTACGGCAACGCCAATGTTGTTGCCAACTTGGCTGCATTGGGCACAAATCCAGTCAGCACAACCGGCAATATCACCGGCAACTTTTTTATCGGTAATGGCTCTCAGCTGACGGGTATTGCAGCCACATATGGCAATGCCAATGTGGCAGCTAACTTGGCAGCATTTGGCTCAAACCCAATATCCACAAGTGGCAATATCACTGGTGGTAATATCCTAGGTGGTGCCAATGTCAACGCCACAACTCATACAGGTACCACTGTTTCAGTCAGTGCCAACGTCACCGGCGGCAACATCTTAACTGCTGGCATTGTGAGTGCCACGGGCAATATCACCGGCAACTTTTTTATCGGTAATGGCTCTCAGCTGACGGGTATTGCAGCCGGTTATGGCAATGCCAACGTGGCAGCTAACTTGGCAGCATTTGGCTCAAACCCAATATCCACCAGCGGTAACATCACTGGTGGTAATATCCTAGGTGGTGCCAATGTGAATGCAACCACACATACAGGTACCACAGTTTCGGTAACTGGTAACATCACTGGTGGCAACATACTAGGTGGTGCTAATGTGAATGCAACCACACACACAGGTGCCACTGTATCAGTAACCGGTAACATCACTGGCGGTAACCTAAGTGGTACCAGCATCGTGGGCACACTGACCACAGCAGCACAGACCAATATCACTTCAGTGGGTACGTTAGGCAGTTTAACAGTCACAGGCAATGCCACAAGTGGAAATTTACTAACAGCCGGAATTGTAAGTAGTACCGGTAATGTCACTGGTGGAAATGTATTAACAGCCGGCCTGGTAAGTGCAACTGGCAATATCACCGGTGGCAACATCGTAACAACAGGATCCGGTGGCAACATCAGCGGAGCCAATGTAATTAACAGTACCACGTTGAGTGCAACTGCCAATGTGATTGGCGGCAACCTAACCACTGCCGGCATAGTGCTAGCAACAGGTAACGTAACCGGCAACTTTTTTATCGGTAACGGATCTCAACTGACCGGCCTTGCAGCCACATATGGCAATGCCAATGTTGTAGCTAATCTAGCAGCATTTGGCTCAAATCCCATATCAACCAGTGGCAATATCACAGCAGGCAACATTCTTGGTGGTGCCAATGTAAATGCTACCACACATACAGGTGCCACTGTATCAGTAACAGGTAACATCACTGGCGGCAATCTGTCAGGCACCAGCATTGTGGGTACTTTGACCACAGCAGCACAGACCAATATCACCAGCGTGGGCACATTGATCAGTTTAGCGGTGACAGGTAATGCAACCGGCGGAAACATATTAACAGGCGGAATCGTAAGTGCCACTGGTAACGTCACGGGCAACTACTTTATCGGTAACGGATCTCAGCTGACGGGTATTGCAGCCGGTTATGGCAATGCCAACGTGGCAGCTAATCTGGCAGCATTTGGCTCAAACCCAATATTAACCACAGGCAACATCACCGGTGGTAACATTATCACAGGCGGGATCAGTTCATCTGGTACTTCAACTGCCGCAAGCTACAGCGCCACTGGCAACGTCACGGGTGGCAATATCATCACCGGTGGCGCAACTATCACTACAGGTGCATCAACTGCTGCAAGCTACAGCACCACAGGCAATATAACTGGAAATTATTTCCTGGGTAACGGATCTCAACTAACCGGATTACCAGCAACATACGGTAATGCCAACGTGGCAGCTAACTTGGCAGCATTTGGAACAAACCCGATATCAACCAGTGGCAACATCACCGCTGGCAACATTCTGTTTGGTATATTCGGATTACTTGGCACTGGTGATGCACAAGTTGGTAATTTAACTGTTAGTAATGGCCCAGGTGTTGGCAATCTTGTTGTTGGTAATATCGTAAGTGCAACCGGCAACATCTTAACTGGCGGCAATGTCAGCGCAACTGCCAATGTCATTGGCGGTAATTTAGTAACCGGAGGATTAATTAGCGCAACCGGCAACATCACAGGCGGCAATATATTGGCCGGCGGAGTCGGGACTCAAATCAGCACCGGCGGCAATGTTAATGGCGCGGCGTTTAATGGTAGTGTATATTTTAGCACTGGTGTAGTAACAGGTAGTGGCAACATCACCGGCGGCAATATTGCAGTTTCGGGTGTGTTGTTATCTACCAACTCTATTTCGGCCGCAGGCAATGTGATTGGTGGCAACGTCACCACTGTTGGAAATGTTGTTACCACAAACACTGCTATTGCTGAAGATCTAAGAGTTGGTACAGGTATCACCCGTGGTACCATAAGCGCCTATGGCAACATCACCGGCGCTAATCTAAATGCCGCAGGATTGAGCTTGAGCTCAAATGTGGTGTCAGCACTCAATGTCACTGCAAACATTGCTGGCGGTAATCTAACAACTCCTGGCACAGTATCGGCCAGCGCCAACATCTTGACCAGCGGTCTTATTAGTGCCACAGGCAATATTACAGGTGGCAATCTGTTAGGTACCAGCATCGTGGGCACATTGACCACTGCTGCACAGACCAATATTACTAGTGTGGGCACACTGACCAGCTTGGCTGTGACTGGTAATACCACTGGTGGTAATTTGCTCACAGCCGGCGTGATCAGTTCAACTGGTAATATCACTGGCGGCAACCTCACAGTAGGTGGAAGCATTGCAGGTACAATAATCACTGCCACACAGACCAATATTACCGCAGTGGGCACATTGGGCAGTTTGAATGTGACCGGCAATATCACAGGCGGTAATGTGCTGGGTGGTTCCAATGTGAATGCCACAACTCACACAGGTACCACAGTTTCAGTAACTGGCAACATCACAGGCGGTAATGTGCTGGGTGGTGCCAATGTGAATGCCACAACTCACACAGGTACCACAGTTTCAGTAACTGGCAACATCACAGGTGGCAATGCCACCTTTGGCACACTGTCATTGACAGGCAATACAATCAGTTCAAGTGATAACATAATCACAATTGATCCTGCTGCTGCTGGTAACACTGGTGCGGTAATTATTCAAGGTAACTTGAGCGTTACTGGCAATGTAACTTATATTGATTCCAATACAATCACCACAAATGATTTGGTAATCAACATGGCCAATAATGCTGCTACTGCGGCCGCTGCCAACGGTGGTGGCATTGGAGTTGGTCCAGTTGGCGCTGAATATGCTACATTAACCTACAACAGCACCGGTAATATTTGGACAGTGTCCAATGGTGCCGGCGTTGCTGGATTGATGTCAGCTTCGGGCAATGTAACTGGTGCCAATATCAATACAGGTGGCTTGGTAAGTGCAACAGGCAATATCACTGGTGGCAACATCCTGGGCGGCGCCAATGTGAATGCAACCACACATACAGGTACCACAGTTTCGGTAACTGGTAATATCACCGGTGGTAATGTGTTAGGTGGAGCCAATGTGAATGCAACCACACACACAGGTACCACAGTCTCGGTAACTGGTAACATCACTGGTGGTAACTTGAGTGGCACAAGTATCGTGGGCACACTGACCACAGCAGCACAGACCAATATCACGTCAGTGGGCACATTGACCAGTCTGGCTGTCACAGGCAACATCAGTGGTGCTAACATCAACACCGGTGGCATCGTAAGTGCCACAGGCAACATCACTGGCGCCAACATCAACACCGGTGGCATCGTAAGTGTCACAGGCAACATCACTGGCAACTACTATATTGGTAATGGATCACTGCTCACAGGAGTAGCAGCTACCACAGTTGGCACATTGGCAAGTTTGAGCGTGACTGGCAATACCACTACTGGCAACTTGATAACAGGTGGTGCAATATCGGCCACAGGCAACATCTCAGGTGGCAACGTGCTGGGTGGAGCCAATGTGAATGCTGTATTGCTATCGGGTACTACAGTCTCAGTAAGTGCTAACATCACCGGTGGCAACATCATAACAGCAGGATCCGGTGGCAACATCAGCGGAGCCAACGTGGTCAATGCTACCACCTTGAGTGCAACTGCCAATGTGATTGGCGGCAACCTAACCACTTCTGGCATAGTATCTGCAACTGGCAATATTAGTGGTGGCAACTTGAGTGGTACCAGTATCGTGGGTACATTGACCACAGCAGCACAAACTAACATCACCTCGGTAGGTACTCTGGGCAGTTTGGCGGTGACCGGTAATATCTCGGGTGGCAATGTGTTAGGTGGTGCCAATGTGAATGCAACCACACACACAGGTACCACAGTGAGTGTGACTGGCAATATAAACGGCGGTAACATCATATCCGCAGCGGCACTTAGTGCTACTTCTTTAAGTCTGGGCAGTGGATCAAGCACCGCCGGAAGTTATAGCGCCACTGGTAACATCACCGGCGGTAATATTTTAACAGGCGGATTAATCAGTGCAACAAGCACAGTTACTGGAAGCCAATTCAATGGATCTGGTGCTGGATTGACTTCAATTCCTGGCGCCAACGTAACTGGCACTGTGCCATCGGCCACAACGGCAGGCACGGTGACCACAGCAGCTCAGGGTAATATTACCAGTGTTGGTACATTGACCAGTTTGGCTGTGACTGGTAATATTAGTGGCGGCAACCTGTCAGGTACCAGCATTGTGGGTACGCTGACCACAGCAGCACAGACCAATATCACCAGCTTGGGAACTCTAGGCAGCCTGGCAGTGACCGGCAATACCACAAGTGGTAATTTGCTCACAGGTGGATTGATATCATCAACTGGTGCTGTCACTGCAAGCCAATTCAACGGATCAGGCGCAGGCCTAACTTCAATTCCTGCTGCCAACGTAACTGGTACGTTAAGTGTTAATACATCTGGCTATGCTGCCACTGTGAGTGGTGCAGCACAAGGCAACATCACCTCAGTTGGAACACTGGGCAGTTTGGCAGTTACTGGCAACATCACCAGTGGCAACCTGTCAGGTACTAGCATCGTGGGCACCTTGACCACAGCAGCACAGACCAATATCACCAGTGTGGGCACACTGACCAGTTTGGCAGTTACTGGCAACATCACCAGTGGCAACCTGTCAGGTACTAGCATCGTGGGCACCTTGCTTACCGCAGCACAAACCAACATAACCTCAGTGGGTACATTAGGTAGTTTGAATGTAACCGGTAATATCACAGGCGGTAATGTGTTAGGTGGTGCCAACGTGAATGCTACCACTCACACAGGTACCACTGTGAGTGTGACCAGCACTGTAACAGGAAGTCAATTCAACGGATCAGGTGCAGGATTGACCAGTATTCCAGGTGCCAACGTAACAGGTACAGTTCCACTGGCTACATCGGCCACAACGGCAGGAACTGTGACCACAGCAGCACAAGGCAACATCACTTCAGTTGGTACCCTAACTAGTTTAGCAGTGACAGGAAACATAACCAGTGGCAATCTGTCAGGTACTAGCATCGTGGGCACCTTGACCACGGCAGCACAGACCAATATCACCTCAGTTGGAACACTGGGCAGTTTAGCGGTTACTGGCAACATAACCAGTGGCAACTTGAGTGGTACCAGTATCGTGGGTACATTGACCACAGCAGCACAGACCAATATCACCAGTGTGGGCACACTGACCAGTTTGGCAGTGACCGGTAATATCTCGGGTGGCAATGTGTTAGGTGGTGCCAATGTGAATGCAACCACACACACAGGTACCACAGTATCAGTAACCAGCACTGTGACTGGAAGCCAATTCAATGGATCGGGTGCAGGACTTACAAGTATTCCAGGTGCCAACGTAACTGGCACAGTTCCATCGGCCACATCGGCCACAACGGCAGGCACAGTGACCACAGCAGCACAGGGCAATATCACCAGTGTGGGTACATTGACTGGCTTGACTGTATCAGCAACTATAAATGGTAGTGTATCTGGTTCAGCAGGCAGTGCAACCACAGCAGGCACAGTGACCACAGCAGCACAAGGCAATATCACCAGCTTGGGTACGCTGACTGGCCTGACCATCAACAATGCGACCACAGCCATCAACAATGCTGCCACAACAGGTACTGGTAATATTGGTGCCAGCGGCGCTGTGTTCAATACTGTGTTTGCCAAGGCAACATCGGCACAATATGCTGACTTGGCCGAGATGTATGCAGCTGACGCTTACTACACACCCGGAACAGTGCTTGAGTTTGGCGGCTCGGAAGAAATTACACTAAGCGATAGTGACATGAGCACCAGAATAATCGGTGTGGTATCTACAGATCCTGCTCACTTGATGAACAGTGATTTACAAGCCAATCACCCTACCGCAGTGGCGCTGATAGGTCGTGTGCCATGCAGTGTGGTCGGTACAGTGCGTCGAGGAGACATGATGGTCAGCGCCGGCAATGGTGCTGCTAGATCAGAATCCAATCCAGCGCCGGGATCCATACTTGGTAAAGCTGTGCAGGATCACACCGGTGTTGCCGGCGTTATCGAAATATTGGTTGGAAGATTGTAACAGTTATTTCGCAGGCTGAAAACTGCGTTCAACTGCTTCGATTTTTTGTTGCACAGCTTCGAGATTCACTGTGCTCCACAGTCCCGGATGCATGGGCTTGGGCCAGTGTCCACCGTCTAACCAAGCATAGCCCAAGTGTTCGTGATTCAACACAGGCACAAACTCCCTATCAACAATACACACCCAGGTGTGATATTCAAATGCATTGTCCGTGGATGTGAATTTTTCTAATGGGATCAATCGCAAGTAGTCAGGCATGCTGCCCAGTTCTTCCACACACTCGCGTTCCATGCCGCCCAACAAGGTTTCTCCGGTCTCTACCTTGCCACCTGGCAAGCCCCATGCACCCGGATGCTTGGCATCAGATCTCATGAGATACAGGTATCTGCCAGTGGCATGACTACGGAACCAAACCCCTACCGCTTTCAAAGTACAAGGCTCCATTCACCGCCTAGATACACACCTTGATAACTCTTGATCCATTGCTGCCCGTCCCACTCATATTGGATACTGGTTGTGATATTGGTAACATATTGCACTTCTGTGACAACCGCTGAGTTGAACACCACACGCCAGTAGTTGTTGCTGTATTCAATGATGTCGTTGGCACCGGCAACCAAGCCACGTCCGTTGGCCCCCAACCATCCTTCAGCAGGATAATCATTGTCAATATTACCGGTTGCCTCAGTTAATAGATATCTTACACCTTGAAAATTTGAATCATCCGGATTAGGAGCGTAGGTCAAAGGATTGATGATAGCATCAATCGGTTCCAATGTGTTGCCAGGCACAGTATCAATATCCACGTCAAACAACAAGAAACGATCGTCATTGGGATCCAATGACACAGTTCCTATCACTTCGGTTTCGTCGGGCTGCACCAGTCTCACTTGACTGATGCCCGGACGGAACGCACCATATACTCCAATCACTGCTGGCCACAACAGATTGCTGTCGGACACGATGGTTGGCGGTGTCAATGAGTCATTTGCCGGTTCTTGTGCTGTTTCTTGCTGTTGTAAACATTGCAGTTTGTTGTTGATCAACACCACAGCCCAATTGTACGGAGTGATCACCTGTCTGGTGCCTAACAACAGATCGTTTTGATATATGGCATTGTTTAGATCGCCTTGTGCGTCGTACATGCTGGCGATCACACGTTCCACCACACCCAGTTTCTTGACCTTGGCCGGTGATGAAATCCAGATAGGCAGCCCAAATTTTAGTGTAGCCACATCAATGGGATTGTCTGTGCCTTGTGGAATAACTCTAGATGTCCATACACAGTCATCTAGTTCTACCACGCTGAGGCTGGTCCAATCAAGATAGTTGTCCGTACTCTGTATCTCCAAGCTGGGATTGAACAAGGTCAGGATCTGTTCCAGCAGTTGGAATTTTTGGTTGGTATTACTGGTCCAGATATCCAGTGTGATGCCCAATCTGTATGGCACAGGCATCAAGCGTTCGATAGTGAATGCATTACCTTGCGTGGTTTCGTAACTGTCTGTGGCACTGTCATAGGTGCGTTGGCGCACAGATACTGTATTCACATGATAGGGTTCCTGCATCCTAGGGCGATCATACGTCAGGGCTGACACGTAAAAAGTCATCAGCGGAGTGCTGGGCATGCTGGCTGCGGAATTTTCCTGCAGGATAGTTTGTGCATTCCTACTGGCATCACCGTACCGCACAGGCACACGCAGCAGCGCAGGTTGCTCACCATCACGTCCGTACTGCACCTGGAAGTTTGATACTATCCTGGTAAATTGCAGCAAAAACCTGCGTATTTGTTCGTCGTAAAAGAATGATTGCATGTGTTAGCTGGACTTCTGTCCTGGTTGTGTACGTGGGTATGGGTTTGGTGGAAAATTACCGCCTTGATCGCCATTGTCTGCTCTGGGCCGGAGTATCTCGCTGAGACTCTGGCGGCTAGGTATGTTGCCCATGTCTGTGGTATTCACAGTGTATGTATTGTTAACAAAAGTGCTGCGTAAAGTATCGTTGGTCGCACCGTTGTTGAGATTAGCACGAACACTATCTTCGATCTTGATCCAGCGTTTGCCATCATAACGGAACAATCGATTGGGCTGATAATCTAATCTCAATGCATAATCTCCTTGTACCGGGTTAAGAGGAAAGCTCACTCCAGGTGTAACCGGCAATCCGTTTGGTGCAACACCTTGCCCGGTAAGATAGCCCACAGTATAACCTGGCCCTTTGGGAGTGACATCCATGCCACTTTGTGTGCCATCCACAGTTGTACCGCCATCAGCAGTGAGTGTGGTTGGATTGCCTGGTTGTGAATTCTCTGTGGGGAGAACATAGAATTTGGTCACATCATATCCACTGAGTGGCACTTCAACATCGGCCTGTGTGAGTATG